ACCTTGGCCCGCTTGATTCGCGACGTTGCGCCACCTTGGCCACGTCGGCCGGTCACAGTTGGCGGCTCTGGTCTGATGGCTCGCTTTTGTTGCGATATCCGGTCCTGCGCGGCAATGATGCGGCGAGTTTTGTTCTCGTAGCGGGGAGCCCTTCCCATCTCAAGTGCTGCCTTGACATATCTGTCTTGGTTCTTCTCAACCATCTTGCTCATGGAATTATGAGTTCTTGCTTTCACAACGTCCGTCGCCCGGATCGCTCCATCGGGAGAAATGCGCTTCTCTGATTTCATCGTCTCTCCCGTGCGCTTAAGCCTCGGCGTGCTCGCCCCCGCCCCCCGCTTCGCCAACTTCGCCATGGCCTTCTCGCCCGCGACCGTCCGCGCGGCACGGCCCTTGATCACACCGCCGGCACCTGCGGCACGCATGGTCTGCGTCGCCCGCTTGTTACCGCTCGCGGTCTTCAGCCGCCCGCCTCTGGCCGTCGCACCACTGCCGCTACTGGCGAACCTGCCGCGATTGTCTCGCGCGTATCTGCGGGCCACAGAACCCCTTCGGACTTACCGTCAGGGTTCCCGACGCGGCGGCAACAGGCGATCCACCACCGTCGTCGCCTTCCCCTCGGCATCGACCTGGATCCTGTGGTAACGCCGCGGCTCGCCGTTCTTCGGCTGCAGCAACCGCCCGACGGCGGTCACTACAGGACGATCAGCCTTCATCACCCTCGCCCTCTTCGTCCTCTTCAGTCGCTGCAGCGATCAGGTTGGCCTTGAGCAGTTCCAAGGCGCCGATTGCCTCAAAGATGCTCAGCCCGCGGTCCCCACACTCTTCCACCGCCGCAGCGATCACCTCGTAGAACTCCTGAGCCATCCGTCGGATGCGACTGCCTCAAGGTTCCCTGCTCTAACCCACTGCCCGCACCCGTTCGCCCAACAGGTTCGCCAGCCAGTACCTCGACTGTGGATCCAGGCTCCGGCTCAGCAGTTGCGTCAGCTGCAACCCTTCCGCTTCCGCTAGTTCCGTCGCCACCCTCCTCAAGCCCATCCGCGCGGCATCACGATCGCGGATCTGGATGCACACCTGCAACAACAGGAAGAACTGCAATGACTCGCTAGTGGGGAGCATCCTCAGGTGATCGCATCTCATGCCACAGGTTGAACGGTGCTCTTCCGATCCGGCTGCTGGTGACGTTCCGATGGTGTGATCGTCCGTAGCGCCTTGCTCACCTCAGCTTTCACCCGCGCCTCATCCCATCCTTTCCCCTTCCGCAATTCTTCCACTGCCCTCGCCTGCGATCGTTCCCAATACTCCGCATCCAGCAGTTCGCGGCGCAATGCCGGATCCTTCTCCTCTACCGCTTCATTCGGCACACTCGCCAGACTGCAGCGGCACCGCGGGTGAGCAGTTCCCGTCACCTCGTCCACGCGATACACGTGCCCATGGCGGCTCATGCACAACGCACACGTCCGTTCATCCTTCGCGGCAATCCACCGCACATACTCGAATCCGCTTTCCTTCGCTACCCGCTTCTGTGCCTGCACATAAGCATTCGCCAGTTCACTCCTGGCGATCAACTCTGCCCGTTGCCGCAACCCAAGCCGCCTGGTGATCCCATCAGGATCCGTCGATCCACGCAGCGCATCCTCCACTGCGCTGATCATCCGCCGGTACCCATGCCCTCGCGCCGCAGCTTCGGTAACAATCTGCGTGATCTGCGATCTGAACTTCAGCGTTTCGCTCCTGATGTAAGCCGCCGTCGTCTCCGATGCCGCCCATATCGCCACCTGGTTCGGCTCTGACCATCGTTCCTGCACCGCATCACTCACCGTGCGCAACAATTCGACCGACAGTTCACCGCCGGTCGCCATCGCATCCGTCAGGTCGCGCTGGAACTGGCGCCGAAACCCATCAAGCTGTTCATCGCTCAGGTAACCCTGCGCTGCTTCCACCAGCCCTTGGAACCGTGATGCCGATTCAGCGATCGTCGCGCCCCTCACCCGACCGCCGCTGGCTGAGGTGATCGTCGGATCCAGGAAGGGCACATACCACCGCCTCAGTTCCCGCAGCATCTCGGTCAACGCACGTTCTAGCGCTGCATTCAGGTTTCGTGCCGACTGATCGGCGATAGCCTCCAACCGGTCGCCGTAGCTGTCGACCAGTCGCTGTTGCCTGGCGCCTTCACTCACTCCGCCGTCACCTCATCCGGCAACGTGTCTTCGAGGCCCATCAGCCCGGCGATCTGTTCCGTACCCGGTACCGCCGGCCGGCTTGCTTCACGCCGCGCATCCTCCTCATCCAACGCCGCAACCTCATCTTCCACCGTCCGGCCCGGCGGCAATACACCAACCCTTGCCGCCAATTCGACCACCGTTTGACGGGTGAGCAGGTTGGAGTTATACAGCCGTTCTGCAGTATCTAACGTTGCTGCCGTGACCGGCCGGTCGAACACCTCGCTGTCCAGATCAATGCCAGCACCGGCCGGTACCATCTCGCCGGTAAATTGTCCCCAGATCCGGAACAATGATTCCATCGCGGAGCTCTTCCCCTCCGCCATGCTCGTCAGACTGGCCTGAAGCTGAGCGCTCTCCAGTAGCGACTGCGTGGCGGTCTTCTCTGCTGATCCTGACAGCAGGAAGTTCATCGTCTGCCGATCGATCAGCTTCTCAATATGCACCAGGTGCTCGACGTGCTGCGCCAACGAACTGCCGGCAACCTCAGCGAAACTGAAGCTCCCGTTCTCCGGTAGGTCCAGGCCGCTGTTCGGGCCCAGGATCATCGCCGGTGTCGTCCCACCCGGTCCGGTGCCATACATGCCCTTCCGCACCGGCACCGGCATCGCGGTCTTGTGCAGCAGTTCCTTAAGATCGCTGTACTCTCGGAACCAGTCGAGGGTAAGGTTCGCGAGCGACAGCAACGGCAGGTCACCGCGGCCGAAGCCTGATCGGCTACCGGAATACCACACAACCGGTGGGTTCTCCATCGGCCTGTTCCGATAGTCGACGAACGTACCGGTCAGGTCTTCGCCGTTCTCATCCTTCGCGATCTGCGGCACCGGACCGGAATCCGTATCCTTGAATTCGATCACCTTCCATTCGCCGCGCACCATCACCCGATACCGCGGCTTGATGATCACGCCATACTCTCCCGATTCCTCTTCCGCCCATTCGAGGACACTCACCGCGACGGGCAGTTCGATCCCTTCACGTTTCTCCGTCCGCCAGTTCATCACATTCGATCGGACCGCATGCGCGAGGTAAGGCCGCCGACCGCTCGCTACCTCCTGCCCACGATCACCCGATCGCCCGCTCGGCATGTCCACCATCAGCAATCCGCCGCCATCACGCAACGTCATCGCGTCGGCGGTCATCCAATACGCTTTCAGGCTGTTGCCGTCTGCATCGATGCTTGACTGGTTCTCAATGATCAGACTTGGCGCATCACGTAACTCAAACCGCGACAGTGCACCGGCGTAAGCGACGATCGCATCACGGAAAAATGATGGATAGCTACTGCGCAGCAGCCTATTTTCGTACGCCTTCGCCGGTTCCTTCGTCTCCTTCGGCAAGTAGGGCCCCTTACCATTCCGCAGCAGTTCCCAGCAGTCGCGCACTACCTGCAGCTCTGCACTCGCATCAGCGAGCGCCGGATGGACGAACGATGGCAGCGATGCGTCGTTAACTGGATGCGAAATCGTCTGCACGTTCCCCTGTTACCCCGGCCAGTACCTGGTTCAGGGTTCCCCTGCCTCTTCCGCCGGCTCGATCACCATTGAAAACAGGTCGCACTGGATCGCGGCTGCTGTCAACTGATCCGGGCCACGATCGCTCACCACCGTCGGCCGCCTGGTCCGACGCGCCGTCGGTGTAGCGAGCACCTCGAAGCCCAACGGCATCCGTTCCAGCCCGCCGCGGGCATGTTGCCCGACCAATGCCCGCACCTTGTTTCGCAACTGCTGCAGCGGGCCGTGAGGGATGGGGATCCGTCGGGTGTTGGTCCAGAACTCTTCGATCGCCTCACGGTCCGATCGATGCAGCTTCAAATATGCCTCCTCCAGCACCGCCCACGCATGCTGTTCCCGCCGTTCGCCTTCCTCATCTTCCTCGCGCTGGAGCAGCTGCTCTTCCGTTCGATCGATCACCGGCTCATAGTCGAGCTCCACGGTGGGTTTCATCGACCCCAGGATCTCCGCTACATCCGCGACCGTGACCGCCTTCCCGTCCGCCGTCAGCTGCTCACAGATCTGCTCATGGCTCTGCCCCTGCTGCGACAGCCGCCGCACCTTCGGACCTAGTTCCCGCCAGCAATGGGGGAACTTGATGGCGAACACCTTATCCCGCACGTACTGGAGCATCGCGCCGCGGATGTACGGCACGGCGAACGATGAGAGGGCATAGGGTCTGCCGGTATGCGGGTTGATCCGCTCGGCATCAAACAACCGGCAGGCCTTGAGCAGCCCGACCCATGCGGCAGTCTCAAGATCCGCCACCGGCATCTGCATGTTGCGGGCGTAACGGTTGGCGCAGTCCATCGCCAGCAACCGGTTCTCCACCGCCAACTGCTCGCTGGTTGCGGTAGGCGGCGGGAACTGCCCCAGCTTCGCTAGGTCGTCGGCGGTCGGCTGGCGACGTTGCCGCGGCCGCTTGGCGGTGGTAGTGGCCATGGGTCGCTCAGTAGATGGAGGACTCGTCGTCGTCATCGCCGACGGCATAGTCGCCAGCGCTGTAGCCGTAGCTGACGGTGGTGACGCGCATCGGGCCGGTGCCGGCGACGTAGTTCAGGGCCTGCGTCGTACTGTCCACCAGGTCGTCGTATGTGTCGGCCGGGAACTTCAGCAGCTGGCTCGTGTATTCCTGCAGCCATGACGCATGGCGCGGGAAGAACACACGGCCGTTCTTGAACTCAACACTCGCTGCATTCGCCCTCGCTTCCTTCCCGCCCAACGGGTTGACGGCATGGATTATGAAGCCGACCGCTGCACGTTTCAATGAAGAGATGACGGCGGAACCGTTCGCCTTGTCTTCAATCAACGCCTCGCCATACTTCCACGCCGGCTGCATCGCCAGCATCATGTCCATCGTTGCGGGGAAATCCATCCGCCGGTTGATGATGTCCAGCAACCACATGCCCTGGTGGTTCTGACCCCATAGGGTGAAGGCAACCATGTCGCTGCCGGCGCTGTCTTTGAACGTGCAGTCGACCGACACGATCCGCCGCACGAACTGTTCCGGCAGCAGCAGGTCCCCATCATGCCCGGGTCGACCCTCGGTGCCGTAGTACCGGAACGTGCTCGCCACGAACACCGTGCCATCACCGGCACTCGGCCGCTGCATGTAGAGCGCTTCCCAGTCGCGGTCCGGCGTGTTCAACCGCTTCTTCCGCGCCCATTCCTCGTCGTAGCGCGTCGGGTCGAGCGCTTCGCCTGGTTGCCGTCGGTCTGCCTCACGGCTCACCAGCCGCGGCAATGGCTTCAGGATCGGCTCCGCGATGATCGGCATGCTGATCACATGCCACGGTTCCGCCGCATCGCCGTGGCCTTCCTTGTCCAGTTCCTCGACCTGCTGCAGTAGCCAGCCGATCAGATCCGCCTCGCTCCAGCGGGTGTGAGTGATGAGCTTGATGCCGCCAGGTTCTTCGCGGGTGTTGAGGACCGTTGACCACCAGTTGCAAAGCCGGCGGCGATACGCGGCGCTCTCGGCTTCCTCGCGGCCCTTGATCGGATCATCGACGCCCAGGAAATCAGCCGGCAGGCCGGTGCCGTAGCCGACGCCAGCGGCCCACATCCCGCCGAGGCCGGTGCTCGTCTTCCATCGATCCTTACCCATGCTTGAGGTGCTGAGCGCACCACCGGCCGCGACGAAGTAGTTCCGCGCAGCCTCTGAGAACTCAGCCGCCAGGGTCTGGGTGTGGGCGCCAAGGCCGAAGGTTTTCGATGGGTTCCGCCGGACGAAGTATCCAGGCAGGAAGCGACTAAACACCGTCGACTTGAAATGCCGCGGCGGCAGTTCCACCATCACCCGGGGGAGGTGGCCGTCGACGATCTGCTGGCCGATGTCCACCAGCCGCGTGGTGTGCCGTGTCCACGGGAACGATGGGCAGACGGCGGAGATGTAGTCGCCGAAGCTGGCGGTGTAGTCGGTGACGATGGGGCTGGTCTGCCTGATGGCGAACCTTTGACGTGCGGCTGCTGCTGAGAATGGATTAGCCGTCAGCATTGGCTTCCTGCTGCGGCAACATCACGCCTAGGCCGCGTGCGTGCAGAAAGAGCAAGGCGTCGTGTTTCTGCTCAGGGGCAAGAAATGGCATCGCTTCGATTGCAGCAGCGACGCCATCCATCTGACGTTGCACTGCACGTTGCGCGGCGGCATTGTCAGACCAGTTATGCCGCCAGTGGACAGAATGAGTGAGAAGCCATTGCGAATCTTTGGAGTCTCCGCCGTGGATCTTTTGGAGGTGAGTTAGTTCTCCTTCGGCGCGGCCTTCTTGGACTGCCGCCAAAAACGCCAGCTCAAGTTCGTCCCCAGTTCCCGTCCTTGCCCTTCTCAGCCACAACCGCCATGCCTGCTCTGAAACACCACAAGCTGCGGCGATCGTCTTATCGGGAGCGCCCGAGGGAACCAGCTTGCGCACCTTTTCGATCAGCTCAGGTGTGAGCTTGCGCTTGCGGCCGGTTTCAGAGGTGGTGGCGAGTGAGGCTGCCACTCGGCAAGGGTTAGAACCGCAGCCGGATGTTAGCAACCCGGTCTAGGTCTGTGGGGTAAGCATGGCGCGGATGGCGCGGAGCTCAGCGCGGGCGGCGCGTTCGGTCGGCGGGAGCTGGGCCAGGCGTGCGGCGAGCAGCGCGGCGACCCGTTGCCGCTCGTCGGCCTGGCCCTGCTGGTAGAGGCTCGGCGCACGCATCTCAGCCTCCAGTTCCAGGGCGGCCTGGTCGACGAGGGCGAGGAAGCGTTCCCGCGGGCTGCTGGAGGGCCAGGAGGGCGCCTGCGGGGGTGAGGGCGGGGCGATGGTGAACGAGAAGGGGTGTTCAAGGGCCATGGAGGGCTTCCAGGGTGGGTGGTTGCGGTCGGGACCGTGGCCGCCCATGAACGCTAGCGGGCCGGTAGCCCTCGGGGCCAGCGGTGCCAACCTTGCCAACCTGCCAACCTCCAACCTCGTTCCCAAAGTGGTCTGCAATGGGGTGCCTACCCTGCCCTACCTCCCCTTTTCATTCCATGTTCTACTAAGGTTAGAAGGTTATCTAGGTTAGCAAGGGCCTTGCAGCGCAAGGGATCTGGCCCTGCCAACCTCAGTCAGCAAGGTTGGCAAGTTGAGGGATTAGGGCCTGACGAAGGCCCAGCGCTGGGCGCTGCCGACGGTGACGCGGCGCTTGACGAAGCCGAGCTCGCGCATGAGGTTGGCAACCTGCATCTGGTCCGCCCGGGTCTGGCGTTCGACGGGCTTCTGGACGGCAGCGGTCAGGAGCTTCTCTGAGGTGATCACCTCGGCGAGTGCTGCGGGGGTTGCGAGCCAGGCCTCGACGACAGCCTTCCAGGGGTGTTCGGCCTGGTAGGCGAGGTTTTCCTGTTCGACCTTGGAGGCGAGGTGCGCGGGCAGGTAGCTGGGTTCACCGGCGCGATAGGCGTGAACGGCAGCGGACCAGATCGCGTCGCGCTCAGCGGCGAGGTTGGGAGTATCGATGGGGTTGGTTTCGTTAGCCGGCGTGGGGATGATCCAGAAGCGGCGGTTACCGGTTTCGTCCTGCAGGAAGCCGGTCTGGCGGTTGGTGGAGCCGACGATGATCCCGCGGCGTGGGAAGGATTCGGTGCTGCGTCCGTAGGGGACGCGGAAGATGTCGGTTGCCTGGGTGAGGAAGGCTTTGATGGAGCCAGCGTGCTTGCGGGAGGTGACGTGATCGAGTTCGGCCCATTCCATGATCCAGGAGCGGTGGAGGATCATGAGGTCGTCCTTGCTGGAGCAGTCGCCGAGGGCGTCGCTGTAGAAGGGACCGCCGAGGACTGCCCAGAAGGAGGATTTGCGGCCGCCCTGATCGCC